CCATCACCTCCACCACCAGTGTCAACTCTAGCTCTAGGGCGTAGCGGTTGAGCAGCAGGGCCTACAGCGTTCTTAGTTGAACGTAAGTCTTCAGCAACTGTAGTGTACTCACCAACAACACGTGGTGGCTTAAGGAATCTATTAGTACTTGAAACTCCTGCGTTTACAGAGGTGAACCCTCTTGATGTTAGTGATCTACGTGTTGCCATTACGCTGTTACTCCCCCGAATCTACTGTGGTAGACTATATTGTTTTGTGGTCCGTTACTGTTCATATGCATCTGACTAGGTGGTATGGCTATCTCAATAGCACAAGCTAGGGCATCCTTAACGTCATCGTGTGGCGGGTGCTCCTGTGTTAGCTCGTCTTCTAAGATTTGACAGTTACCTCCTTGGTAGTGCCAGATAGATAGGTTGTCATACTTAGCTTCTAAGATAGACCTGATACGTTCCTCTTTAGAACCACCATGCCTGTTAGGACTGTGTTCATCTATCGACAAAGATAGTCCATTAGGTTTGATGTAGGAGTTCTTTAGCTCCTGTACAATAGCTTTCTGTGCTGCTGTTACTTCAGCTCTTAGCTTTCTAAAGTCCCACTTAACAAATGCTCGTAGGATGTATGCGTAGTACTCACTGATCTTCTCAGACTTAAACCGTTCTATATCTAAGACATAGTAGTTATGGTTAGGGTCTATGCCTATAACTACTAGAGCTGTTGAGTCAGACCTTTTGTTTAGTGAGTACGCAAAGTCGATAGCAGCAAAGACATTAAGGCGCTGTCCTTTGTAGAACCAGTAACCTTTCTGTCTAGTCAGGTGAGTCCTTTCAAAGTATTGAAACTTATCAGGAGTAATACCTGTACCCTCAGGGTTGTTAGGGTTGTTGTAATACTGAGCAAAAAACTGGGTACGGTCTAGGTACTTGCCACGTTTTTGTGCTAGAATTTTACGATCGAAACCAAACCACTTACCATCAGGGCGCTGCTGTCGGGGCCAACAGAACTCACCAGTTCCATCACCCCTGTTTTCCACTTGTTTCTCAAACTTCTCATATAGTGCAGAGTGTTCAACAATGTTACCTTCATCATCATATATCTCTTCTTGCATTTCCATAAGATCATTGTACAAGTCTTTTGAATGATATCTAGTACCAACTACCCACTCCTTTGCTTCAGCACCCTCAATAGATGAGAGTAGAGAGTACTGGGTCTTAACTTTGTTACGGCCTTCGTCAGTGTACGCATTCTCTGGAACAACTGTGTCATCCAAGACTGCCACATCGCAATGCAAGCCAGTGATCGACGTTGTAAGTCCTGCTGTAAAGATTGAAGGATCGCGTACACCTTCTTTCTTTCTGAGAGGATGGTCAACAGAAATCTCATTGTTCGTCCATCTTTCACGCTTTCCTTCCTCGTAGTTAATCATTTCAGGCCAGTACCTCATATAGATTGTAGAGGTAAGGATGTCTTTAATAAACTTTAATTGTTTCTCAGCTAGGTTAGCTGTAGCACTTATATATAAAATTCTATGGTCAGGGTGCTTTGTTAAGTACCAAGCGACTCTGTAGGCTATCATACGAGACTTCTGATGGTCCCGTGGTAGTAGACATAACTGTAAGGCTTTCGCTTCCTGCCGTGTCCACCATTGACATAACTCTACGTGTACGCCACCTAAGATAGACTGAGGAGACACAAGCTTAATAAATGTAACTAAGTCTGCCTCAGCTGCACTACGTATCTCTGAGTGTACATCATCTTTTGCCAAGGTCTATTTCTTCTTCTTCTTCTTGTTAACTTCTTGAGGTTTGTGCGTCTTAACTAACTTAGCTTTCCTAATATCTTCTGCACGTGCCTTCTTAAGTATGTTTTTAGACCTAGTGCTTTTACTTGCTTTGTTTACCTTGACAGCCATCTACTCTCCTCCACTAGACACTAACGATAACCCTATTCGTGCCATGTCATCAGAGACTTCCTCTTGAAGCTTGGCAGCTATCTTTGTTTCCTTTTCAATCTCTTCTTTGGAGGGTCTGCCTCGTTTACTGGCTGTGTCCTGCCATCCTTTGTTAGCTAAGAACTTAGCTGCACTGAAGGCGTTCTTACCAGTTAACTCGGCAGCTACTCCTAAGATACCTCTACTTTTAAGACGTACTTCTAGTTCTAGAGGCCAGTCTTCTATGTAGACTTGTATAGCTTTAGAGTTCTTTATCTTGAGCCAGTGCTGCCAGTTGCCGAAGGTAGCCATAGCAAAGCTGTACTCAGTAGGGTCTTCGTAGTCTAGATAGATACGTTTGAGGCTAGGGAGTTCCCCTTGAGGGTCTTCATCCTTTAAAGTCCATAGAGGAGCTAAGCCTGTAGAAGTATGTACGTAGAACTCTCTAAAGAGAGATTGTGTACGGTAACGTCCTACATTATCTTTCATTACGTTACTCAAGTCTGCCTCCTTGCATCATAAACATAAACTCTTTGTATGACATAGTAGTTAGAGTTTCTACACAGAAGTCTTTAACAAAGACAAACAAGGCTTGTGGCTCATCAGGTTTAGAGAACATAACAACTGTGTCAGACTTGAAGTTTGATCTAGGAGCTAAGTAGTTATAAGCTATAAGAAATGTTTCAGTTTGTTTTGAATTCATAGCACGATTACTAGATGCAGGGTACTCTTTATTGATAGCTTCTATTAATTCAGTAAAAGGTACCTTACATTCGTCTGCTGCTACTACAGGTAAAGTACCGACAAGAAGTATAGACATAAAGATAAAGATTGCTTTGATCATACTACTATTATACCTTAAAGAACGTAGGAAGTCAAGCTATAAATTAATAATGAGGGACTATAGAGTATGTAAGAGTACTTATCTCTTATATTAAGTAATAGTAGTAGTCATACTCTAGAGTACTCTAAGGCCGCTCCCCAGTATGTAGGAGTACTATAGAGTATAGGGTACACGCTTCTTGCCGATCTGTCAAGAACTATTTAGGTGTCTTTTCCAACTCCAGAATTTCTCTAGGATAATGTCAGGTCGTGTGAAAAAGAACACCACAGACTGGACACCCCGGGGTTGGGTAGGTACACTTTACATAATTATATAATATGAATTCATACTATACAGGATGATAATCTACCTTTGCATACTATGCAGGATGATAGTTTATTAAAAAGTATTATATAAGATGATAAAATATGTTCTTGATACGCCTAAGACTGGCACCACTAACCATAAGTAATTGGCACCATTGAAAAAGCCTGCACAATCTATGCAAGAACCATGCCAACTCTATCACATACTCTATTACACACATAATATATGTAATACCTAGGGTGGCTTATAAGGCCCCTTACATTGTCCTAAATGTTTGGGTTTCATTGCTATCTAAAATAGCCCTGTTGATCTAGGCCCCTTTAAAATGCATTCTAGGCTATACACTAAAACAATGTACAATGAGAACAAAACGTGTTTATGCACAAACCGTGCCAACTATACACGCAAGATTGTTGCGTATAACTATGAAACAAAACAATATTATTACACATTTAATTGTTTACACTGTCATTTCTTTGTGTCATTATGGTTTCAACCAATGCATTGCTAAATATTGGTTTCGGTTCAGGACTCAACCTGATTCCAAAGAACATCTTAAAAATGCGTTCACATTAGGCATCGGAACATCGTATTACCCTGACAGGGTGAAGGTTTGGGAAGGTTACTGTACCAAGTGTACTTGGTTGTCTGGTTTATGTGGAGGTTGAGGGCTAAACGGCCTTGCAAATCGTATCCTGTGAGTACATGGGTTCTAGTTTTTTATGAGTTGACACCTATCTTGTCAGATAGTGAAACTGTTTTAATTTATTGGAAGTGGTGCAAACCTAACGACGCAAGGAACGTAGTGAACCCCATAAGAATAATATCCTAAGACCTATTGACACAATATATGGTAGGTCTAGGGATGTTATATCTCATACTATACAATAATGTATACTATGAACCTATAACATCTTAAAAGGATTATAAAAAATGGCTAATATTACATTAAAAACGGTTCAAAAACGTATCAGAACCGCAACAAGTACAACAGAAACCATGAGAAAAGATGTTCAATCCGCCCTTTTAGGGCTAGTTGAGCATGTTTCTGTACATGGTGATAAGAATGTAGTTTTAACTAATGCTCCTGAGTGGATTAAGTCTAGCTTAGGTATCAATAGAAAGGCAATGGTGGACTATCTTGTCCAGTTTGCAGGAGTTTCTGTTGAGGGTAGTGAGTTTGTAATTGATAAGAATAAGAAAGCTAATTTCAAAGAAGCTAAGGCTACTGAATGGTGGACTTTAAAAGTAGATCAACCTTTTGCAGGGTTCGATCTGTCAATAGAACTTGCTAAGTTAATCAAGAAAGCTGAAAGCGCTAAGGATAAATCTGACAATGGTGATGATGTTGTCAAGTCTAAAATCAAAGTAGATCAAAATACCCTTAATAAGTTACGTCAAGCCGCCTAACGTGTTGAATACACATCAAGCACTACATAGTCATAGTATGATTGTGTAGTGCTTAAGTGTGTCCAATCTATTAAACCAACAGAAGGAAGGTGCGTAATGCAGAAAGTCTATGTAAAATACCCAGTACGCTACGTAGTACGTGGCCTATTGAGAACAGCGGCCTATGCTAAGGAGACAAAGCAGTGGCCTACCTATAACAAAGCGATACGTGAAATGTATCGTGTCTATCCAACTAGGGAAGCTACGTCATGACACGCCGTGAAGCAAGACTACGCGTAGGTAACGGCTCAATCAGAGCTGGCCTAATCTTAACAGTAGGTATCGTATGCCTACTAATGTTTACTTGAGGGAGAATGAGTATGAGTGTAGACTTAGGTGCATGGGCATTAAGTCCAATTAAAGTGTTAGTAGCCTTAGAAAGTGATTGGTTTTTAGTTACTTGGACTGGGAACCGTCATGAAGTGGATGATGGTAGTGATTTTACTACAACGTGTTGGATAACTAAAGAACAGTTAATCATAGAAAATAATGGTGATGCTGGTCTTCATTTATTGGAAGGAATGTTATGATATTCATAAAAGTAATGAAGCATTCGTATCTATTCTTAGGTATCATACTGATACTGGTAGTAGTCAGCGGCCTATCTATGTCTGTCTTAGATGATAAAGGATGGGAGCGCTTGACTTATGAAGTTGTAATACCTATGTCAGTAGGTGTAATATCAATCTGTGTAGCGCTGATGCTACACAAAGTAAAAGGAAAATGACTATGACATTCGTAATGACAAAACATCTGGAAGGACGTATTGGGGAAATCCTAGAAATCCTAAAAGAAAATGCTTGGGTAACCTTAGAGGAGTTAAGTAAACGTACAGGGTACACGAAGCATTGTTCTTTGTCTGCCTTGGTTAGGGACTTACGTAAGAAAAAGAATGGAGGCTACAAGATTGATGGACGCTACAATGCTCAAAGAATATATGAGTACAGGTTAGTCTTGAGTATGCCAACACCGATTGAGAGATCAATCGCACATTGGAAAGAAAACCTAGCTTATGCTAAGGCAGGGGAGCTAGATCAAATCACAACAGGTTCTCATGCCTGTGCCTTGTGTGAAACGTCACTACACAGGGACGGTAGAACTATGAACTGTAAGGTGTGTCCGTTACACCTAGCAGGGTATGGGTGTATAGAAAGTTTGAATGATGACATGGGTTACGTGTCACCATACATGATGGCAACACAGTTAATCGAAAACGCTATTGACGATCGCAACATCCATCCATCTGATTTAGATGTAGATGACCTACAACCAATGGTTGATGCTGTTAGTGACATGGTAGAAATCTTGAAAGGATTATAAAATATGCCTAGCTTTGAAATAATTATGCCTGACAACAGGCGAATTGACTTGACAGAACAGGTCAAGAGTGCTAAGAGTGAGCAAGAATTGAAGCAAGCATTGAAAGATGCTATGCAAACACAA